TCCGGCCGCTCCGACACTACCTGGGCTACCGGTACAACCTTCTGCATAGCCGGCCGCACCGCCGCCGCCTCCACCGCCTGCGGCTTGTCCTTGGTTATTTCCTCCAGCACCGGCAGAAGTTCCGCCATAACCTTCTACACCGTTGAATGATGAACCATTTCCTGCGCCGCCGGCATTACCGCCATAAGCATTGCAGCAAAAATCTACCCAGCACCATGGGCCACAAATCTGACGGCAAGTACCTGCACCTGTACCGCCGTTACCGCCTTGGCCGCCGCCTGCGGTCTCTACATATAAATCTTGATAAGGCTTGACATAAAACGTATAAGTACCAGGTGTATAATAATCGGTACCAGTATTGCCTTGAACTGGTTTACTATAGGCAGAAGCCATAGAGATAGCGCCAGTAGATACTCCTAATAATGAACGTGTTTCTGCATCACCTAAAGAGACAGTAGCGGTCGCACTTGCTTTGATAACAGTAGCAATATCAGAAAATCTAATGAGACCAGAGGAAGGAGTTGCCATCTAACTTATTTCTCCCAAGGTAGATCGTTATCTATTTGTTTAAACTTTTGTCTTTCTATTTGCATTTTGATCATGTGATCTATATGGATGGAGTAATGTTCATTGATCTTAGCCTTTATCCATTCAAGGATCTGTTCTTCTGTAACTTTCTTGAATGGTGTAAACTTATCTGTTATTTCTGATAGAGCAAATGGAGTGGCACCATTAAACACACCTTCAAGACCATTCTCGGTACCAGTCTTAGACCAGTAAACTTGTGTGATAGCTACTTTATCTTTAGCAACTTCTGTTGTTTTAATTCTATCAATTTTCCATGTATATTCGATGGCCATTCTTATTGTCCCTTTAATGCTTTTAGTTCTGCCTTGACTTCATCTAACTCTGCCATTAATCCCTTAACCGCTTCTACAAGGACCGGTACTAGAACTTCTTCTTTAACAGCCTTATATGGATTCTCTGGGTCATAATCGATGTTTGACTTAGGAATATGAACACCATCGATAATATTGGCATATTGCATCATTTGAATATCCGTAGCCTGCGGTAAAACGACCTCTAGTTCTTGGGCGACTAAGCCGATCTGAATACCACTCTTTAGAGTATCAGGAACAACTCTTTGGCCTAGTTCATTCCACTCGTATCGATAGCCATTGATACCATTTAGGATATCTCTCCAATCGGAAATCTTCTCAAGGTTCTTCTTTAGTCGTCTATCAGAATATGCGGTAATATTTGAAGCTGCATAGATTGAACCATAGGATTCAAAATAGTCAGCATAAACGTTACGGAATCTACAGTCACCAGAGCCTAAACCAAAGTAATAGCCTGTATTATCACGATCATGGTAGATGAAAGCACGGATATCATTCAACCATGATAGGCCCGATGGATTTAAGTAATAATTGCCGGCATCAGAAGTATCATAAAAATTGTTAGCAAAAACATCGGCAAAAGTAACATAGCTACCTGTACCTAGGTTCTGATTGATTGTATAAGCAGTAATATTACCGGCTGTAGTAGCATTACCATTAATGTTCATTGATTGGCCAGATAAGAATGCTGCCACCTTAGCGGCTGTAGCTGAACGATGGAAATTGTCACCAAACTTGCCAATTAGATAAGTTAATGATCCGGCGTTAACATCATCCGTAGAATTGAAGTAAGTGGAATTAACATATCTACCGGTAAAGTCACCATTACCGTCTCTAGACACAATGGTTGAACCGGAGGCCCCAGATGTTGGACTTAGTCCGTCTAGTAAGTCGGCATCAAGACCAGAACCAGCACCATCATTACCTGATGTCCAGACCAGTGAACCATTAACATAAAGGCTTGAAGAAGGCATAACATAGTTAGAACCGTCAAATCCCATATATCTTGTTTGACCAGAATTTAAGAATAAGTAACCTGTAGTTGGTGTTGCGTTTCTATAAACAGTGAGGTCGCCTGTGAATGAGCCGCCAGAGGCTAGAACTGTATTGTTTGCCCTATTAAACGCCGCTGTCAATCTAACCGAGTCGGAATTTGATTGAGTAAATGCGGAATTAAGTACCACAAATGCCGAATTAACTGATGTGTAAGCGGCATTAGCAACACCGAATCCTGCGTTAGCATTATTAGCAGTAACAGCAAGAGTTGGTGCTACGTTAACACCATTAACAAACATTGTGCCCACTACGTTAGCGGTACCAGCCACATAAAGGTTGGCTGTTGGGTTTGTATTACCAATACCAACTCTACTATTAAGTGTGTCGATGAAGATAGCGTTGGCCGTTGCGGCACCGAAAACCATATTATTTGGTAGATTAATTCTTCTACCGTGAATGGTTATATCATTGGTGCTGATACTATTAAGAATAATGTTACCAGTTGCTCTAGCATCACCGGCAATATCTGCTCTAAATGCGGAACTGGTTACGCCTAGACCAATGTTACCTGTTACGTTAAGATTGCCGTTAAAGACTGAGCCAGAAGAATTGGGTAGAGCAGCATTAGCCACACCAAAGGCTGCGTTAGTTACAGTATAGTTGGCATTAGCCATCACATAAGCGGCGTTAGTTACTGTATAGTTCATATTGGCCATTGTGTAGGCCGCATTTACTGTGGTAAAGACTAGATTGGTCTGATTGTAACCAGAGTTAGCGACACCGAATAGGCTGTCTGTCTTGTTTTCAATAGCCGTGATATCGACAAAAATCTGTGTGAATGTGTTATCTGTAGCGGAGTTAGCAAAGTCATATAGAGTATTTGCTAGGGCGTATAAGCCATTGACACGAGCATATTCACTATTTGAAATATTATAGACTGCATTGGTTGTATCAAAGTTAATATTGATTAGTTGATATGCACCGTTTGATCTGTCCCAGCAACCATTAGAAGAAACGTAGGCTGAGGTTAAACGGACGTTATCGGTGTTAGATTGTGTGAAGGCGGCGTTGACTGTAGTAAAGACTAGATTGGTTTTACCAAATACGGAATTTGCTACCACAAAAGCAGAGTTTAACGATGTATATGCGGTGTTGGTTAAGTCATAAACTGTATTGGTCTTATCACTTAATTCTCCTGAAAAGAGAATAAGTTGATTAGTTCTGACTCTCCAAATATCAAATGTATCAGTGAGTGCTACGTTTGCTAGTGCCATGTTACGTTAAAGCCTTCTTTAATAGTTCTTTGATTTCTTGGATATCACTCTTTAGAGTATCGATATCAGCCTGCATTTCATCTACCTGACGCTCTTTGTGCTTTCTCTTTTTATATGCAGCCAGAGCCTCATTATCCTTATTTATAAGAACTCCTTTACTGGCCCTGACCAGCCCCGGAATCTCTGTCTTTTCTTCGATCAAAATCTAGTCCTCTCATTGGCACCGGCTATTAGTTCTTCGAAGATTTGACGTTCACTGATGGCATCTATATCTTCTTGCCTATCGGTACAACCATATATTTCCATGATGTTGAATAGTGCGTCTAACCATTTTTTAGCTGTATCATCACTATAGCCCATCATTGTTACAATTCTTCGGCCTAGCTTTTTCATGTAATGAGGTGGTATAACTACACAACCTAATATCACATGATGATCGGTAACTAAAACGTTATAATCAAAACCCACACAACCAATTGGTTTCTTAGTTAATACTGTTCTACCATATAACTTAATACTATCATAAACAAGGGCATTACCGTAAACCTTAGAATGACCTAAGACCTCAGCAAAGTTTCGAACAATAGCATTACCATGAACCTCTGCCATTTCATAGATCATGGCGTTGTCACTTACTACGGCATTTCCGTAAACTTTGGCTCTACCTGAGACTCTAGCGTTGCCATAGACTTGTGCGTTTCCACAAACTTGACAATCACCATATACTTTGGTAGAACCATACACATAAGCATTACCATATACTCTAGCATAATCGTTAATTATAACATTACCTGTAACCTTAGCATTGCCGAATACTTGTGCAAATGGACCTATAAAACAGTTATCATCAACATAAGTCGTATTGGCTACCCAACCTTCGCCTTTTGGATGTTGATGGGCAGGAACTGGTCCCGCTCCATCATTAAAGTCGAATACTGTATCAAGTTCATTACTAAGATCAAATTCAATTTCCATTATTCACCTTACATCTGTAGAGCAATACACCTCAAATCACCAACTCTTGGATATACTGCGGAGTTATTGGTTCCATCATTGACTAGACCAATCTTGACGGCGAAATATTTATATGTGCTAAAGCGTGTGCCGCTATCAGTTCTATAAACTAGTTCACCGTTGGTTCCTATTAATGCCGCTGGCTGACCAATGGCAGAGATTGCTACGTTACCGATAAGATTACCAGTTAGATAAATATCTGCGCTTTCGCCTGTGGTATAACCGGTGTTGCTCATGATGTAGATTGTGCCCTGGATTTCATCAACGGTTGCTGTGAATCCGATGGTTGGACCTACAAGAGTCAGACCAGTATTTACTGAGGTAATGCCAGCATTTGTAGCATTTGAGTTAAAGAGTGGTGTTGCAAGTGTTAGTCTATCCACTGTGGTTGTAGGAACACCAAACTTATATTCAACGAAGTCGTTTCTATCTGTCTGAGAAGAATAGATAAGATCGCCTTCATCCATCTTATACAACTCTACCCAATCACGGTCGATGAACGGTGTGGCATCATCACCATTTAGAACCTTTAGCCAAACCTTGACATCTGTTCCTGGTGGGCGATATGAGGTTAGAACAACCTGAATATCTTCCGCATCTTGACCTTCAGCCAGTGTGATCGTCTTGGAGATATATCTATTAATTAGAGTACCACCGGAAGATGCTGTCTCACCGGAAGCATTGGCATCAATGATATTATCTAGGTAGATTGAATGTGTTCTACCTAGATCGAGGACAGGTGATACACCCTCAACTAGTGAGTTCATGGTAACATCAACTACGTTGGTGTTGGCACCACCGAGTGTTCCTCTTTCATTGGTACGTGAGAACAATGCTCTTTCGTTAGTAAAGTATAGTGTTTCAGAAGGAACAATATCAGTGTATGAACCAACTGAACCAGTGTTAGAGTGTGTTCTCATTTGGAATGCAATGCTAGTATTCTTAAACTGTAGATATGATGGCTCAAACGAAACGGCTGAATATCTAAAGTTATTGATAGCATCAATATTGCCATAGAAACTCTTATTTGTAATCGATCTGATAGTATCATTTGCCTTAAATGTACCATCAGAGTTAGTTAGATGAGCAATACTAAAGTCGATAGCCGAATTTGTGGTTGGACCATCAAAGAAGTAATTGAGCATACCACGAGATTGTGTTATCGAAGCCACATTGGCTGAAACTACTGTAGCACCTTTACTAATCACAATTCTTTCACCGTTTGTTAGACCGGTATTAGATAGTGAGTAGGTGCTGCCAGAGATAGAGACAACGTTTGCGCTCTGTCCTGATGTTACACCGACAACCGTATTGCCTACCTCAATAGCACCGTTTGAGCCTGATACTGTAATTCTATCACCAGAAACAATAATGTCACCGACAATTGGAGACCAACTCTTGCTTCTAGAATCCAAGAAGATACGTTCAACTGGCTTATTGGATAGTGTAGCAACACCATTAATATTGGTATTGAACTTGGCATAACGGAACTTACAAGTTAGATCAACGTCAGGGATAATATCCCAGTTGGTGTTGTTGTTTGTCTGGAAGAATGTACCAGTTTCAGTTCTATTGACATACTGACCTTTACCATTAACGTCAGTTTGACCAAGTTTGGAAATCCAGAGATATGTATCTGGGTTACCGTTGATTGGATGGATTACGAAAGCATACATCGTATTGTGATACAAGAACAATGGTGCTGGGAATGTAATCTTAAATGGGTTGTTGATACCATTGGTTGAAATTGGAATGTCATTTACATTATCGTACCAGACCTCTGAGAATGGTACAGCGTTTCTTGTAATCTGACCACCACTATTCATTTCACGGACTTCAAACCAGATACCATAGTTTCTGGACTTACGTGAAATAAAGATATCAACCGAAGTGAGGAACATACCTTCTTCACCGTTTGGTGCCTGTGCCAAGAATGAGTAAGCGGAACAGTGCTTTCCTTGTGGTGCAGGCGGAGAAGGAATACCTTGATATTCACTGTCACCAAATGATTCTTGAACCTCTTTCTCAAACGTGTCAATATGTCTTGTTGAGAGGATTGACCTTTGCTTTGTGACTGCGGTACCAGTCGCACGGAACATGGCACGGCCGCCAGTTGTAATGTCATCACTCAAGCCGATTGGTGAGATAGATGCTTCATTAACTGGAATGAAGGAGTCACAAACAATCACAGCACGATCACCACAACGGAACTTCTTCTCTTGCGGAATACGCATCTGGAAGTAGATTGTACCATTAGCGTCTGTGTCTAGTGCGGCACCTTCGGCTGAGAATATTCCTATTGGTAGTGTGGACTCTACACCATCAACGATAGCATTAAACTGGGCTGATGTGATTGGACGACAGTAGTTAGCCATTGGCTCATTGTCGAAGAAACAATAAACTCTTGTATATGGCTTAAAGTTGGTACATGAGATTGTAATTGTCTGAGGGCGAATATAAGGAATAACCTCAACATTGACAACCTTGTAGCCTGTTTCTGCTGTTTGTGTGATATCAGAAAACCACTTTTCTGAACCTGTTCTAACATTGTTATAAACAGTTTCAATCGTAACACCGATTCCGTTACCGGCCGGGTTCTGTGAGTTAGCAACGTCACGGGCCTCGTCATAGGTACGATACATATTACCATAGTTATAGGCTTGTCTGTTAGCACCTTGACCAGTGTAGACACGATAACCAACAACATATTTCTTCCAAGCACCCCACTCAGTTGTAACCTTAGCTTGTGGATTCTTGGCATTATTATTGACCCATGTGCCTAGATCAATCTGTTCGTCAGGTAGGAATGTTGTGTCAATCCAAATATCCTGATCTGGGAATAGTTTAATGTTACCAACGAATGACCAGTCACGGCGTTCACTGTTTCTATCAGTGGTTGCCCATACTTGTTCATATAATAGATGTTCGGTATACTTTAGTGTTAGTAGATCGCTATTCTTAACAAGATAGCTATTGTTAGCAATCATTTCATAACCAAAAGATTCCATCGTATATGAAGGACGAATGGACTTTTCTTCTGGATCTACAGTAATATTATAATCATTATTATATGTAGCACCTAGTGAGTGATCTCTAAAGTTATCAGTAAAGATACCATTCTTGAAGCGGTCTAGGCCTGTGGCATCTTTGACCAATAGGTCGTTAGCTGCCTTTTCAAGGACAGATAGTGAGGTATAATACTCTAGATTAACTAGACGTTGTTTAAGAACACCAATGTCACGCATGGTGAAGCGGACGGTGGCTAGTTTCTTAACAGTAACCGCTAGGTCTTTTCTATTGATAGAAGAAGCATAAGCGGCAGACAATGATGGATATGGTGTAATGTTGATAGAGGCGAGAGCCATTGTACCAACAGGAACCTCTGGTGTAATTGGGCTAGTACCTGGTAAACCTTTTACAACGAAGAAACGCTTATCTTTATCAACAACCACCAAGTCACGACGACCGAAATAATATGAATAGTCATATGTGATTGGGCTTGAAGGTGCTGGGAAGCGATAGCCTGTTGATATATTCTGGAAGCCAGATGATGGCGCTGGATTCTCAGAAGCTAAAGCAGGACTTGTAGCGGTAATATCCGCAGTAGCAGACTTCAATGGTCTAAAGTCGAACATATTTCTTAGGTTGAACTCACGACCTGTAACCGGTGACTTGAACAGTGGAATATTTTCAGTTCTGATATTAGTATTAGGATTAAATAGACCATCATTATCTTCGATTGGATAGGAATCGATTGTGAAGAAGCCGGCACGGTTGGTAAAGTTAGGCTCAAATAGATCCAACTCAACCAATAGTCTGCTTGATGATGTTAGTTCAATGCTACGAGGTGTAATCTTGGCATGATCATAATACATATCACGCTGGCCGTTATCAAAGTCAAATAAAGTTGTAACGTCTGTGCCAGATGTATTGCTGCTTGGATAAGAACCGGAGTTTAGACGGATACTCTTGATCTTATAAACGTCAGGAATACCAAGGTTCAATGCTCCTGTGGTACCTACTGTAGCACAATTTAGCTTAACATAACGGTTAGTTCTTAGCTGCTTCTGGATTTCTCTAGCACCACTTCTTGTAATTCTGGTTGAAATGGTGGCGTTAATTGCCGTAGAGAAAGTTTCTCTCAAGCTAACAAACATAGAACTTGGTGTGGCTGTGACAGTTCTTTCGAGACCGCCAGTAATACCTTTGCCTCTTAGATCGATGATATCACCGACATTATAGACCTTAGAGAAGGCGTTACCAGTTACGCTTGTTGGTAGATTTTGAGTTACAGTCAGATTTGTATTATCAACAATAGAGGCGATAATAAATGTATTAGACTTACCTGCTACCTGGAACTTATCACCGACATTTAGACGGGTGAAGAATGTACCAGAACCGGAAACATTCTTAGTGCCTGCGGTACCTGATACTGACCAGCCTCCTGGTGTAATTGTTGTAGCCTGATTGAGTGAAAGAATAATTTCACTCTTTTGTGAATCGGTAAGAGTTGTTGAACCGTAAGGGAAGATTTCACCAAGACCGGAAACGGTGATGGTAAAGTTACCGTTGGTGCTGATAGAAGCAACCTCTTCGGTTCTATTGAATGAGAATGATGTGGCGCTTAGTGAAGGATTGTCCGCATCGACAACATCCTTAACGTAGTCAGAACCAACATAATAGAGTAATGTGGTTGTAGCAACATCATTAAGAGTAGCACGACCATTATAATCTAGTACCACATCAGCATACCAGTCAGCATATGTGGTGCTATTATAATGGAAACTTCTAACATTAGAGAACACGTTAGAGCCTAACATTCTAACGTCCATTAGATACAGGTTATAATTGGCATCAAAGCCTTCTGTACCTGATGAATACTCTAGTGAGGCGACGTTGGCATAACCTATGATGTTACCTGATGGTGATGTACCACCAGAGAATAGTGTATTTGAAATTCTGTTCTGTGGTGTATCGTAAAGATTGACCATACCACCTTTGTCAAGTTCCCATGAACCGACAAGTTCATCAACAGGAATATATGAACCCATTGTAGCAGAGGAGATTTGGTCACGGGTAGAAGAATAAGCTAGACCCTTTTCGGTCTGTAGTTCGGTTGTGGATACAGTACCAATTTCATAACCCTGGACATATGCTGTACCAGATGATACACCGATGAATAGAAGCTGGTTGTTACCGTTAGCATAACGACCAAAGTTGACCACACCATTAGCAGAGGTGTCATCATGTTCTCTTACTTGAATGTCAAGACCTTGAACAACATAATTGCCGGATTCATCAAAAGTTCTTCTGGCCAATTCGTCAGCAATAATGTTATACTGTGTTCTGTCAAAACGTGACTTAACAATACCATTCTCGATTGTTAGTAGTGTAACAAAGTCTTGCGAAATGTCAGGTTGATCTAGACCAACAACCTCTAGTTCTGGTGATAGCTTTAGACGGTCAGCACCTGGTGCACCGTAGTTAGACGCTTCCTGTGCTGGATCCAATAGAGAAGAATCCATAGATGCATCAACAATATCTTCTGTGATATAGAAGCCAACTCTAGCAGTTGGATTAGCCTGGTAACGGCTAATGATCTTTGACTGAGTTGGGAAGGCAATAAAGTGGTTCTTGGCGAACATAACACCTTCAGAGACAGTAAAGCGTGAGCCTGTGCCAGTTGGTGTAGAATTGGAGTCAGCCACAACTAAGTCATAAATTGTATTCTCAACATTGGCTCTAATTCTTTCACCAGCTTGGAACACTTTGATCTGGTTATTAACATTAGATGTTGAGGTATAGGTAACGTATAGTGTCTTGGTGTTGGTGCTGGTCTGTGTTCCGTCTAGAACATGAATGACCTTAGCTGTGACATTGTAAGTCATACCAACAAGATCGATACGGGAATTGGAATCAGACTTACCTCTTTCGACTGCACCGGCGAATAGAGATATATCAACTGAGTTATTTGATGTGTCAAGGTCTTTAATCTTCACATAGCGAACGCCCTCGCCATATGAGTTACCTTCGTTTGTCTGTAGAGTGAAAGAACCTGGTAGAACAATTGTACCGTCTTTGAATAGATGCTTACCGAAGCGGTTAACTTGCTCCTGTAACATACTCTGCATTTGGGTAAGTTCACGGCCTTGAACTGCGTAACCTGGCTTGAATAGAATACGATAGAAGTTCTTACTTGTATCATAATCGTCAAAATAAGGAGTAACATTAAAGTCAGTGGTTAGTGCAGTTGAATTAGCAGTATTTGCCATTTTCTATTCTTTCCTCTTAGAAACTTAGAATGATTTTGTAATCTTCCGATTGATCGGCTGAACGTTCGATTGGAGTTATATTATTTGTATATAGTAGATTTCCTGAATAGCGTTCTAGATCAGGCTCTTTAATCGAACTTAGATATCTTGATGTGGTTGAAACTGCACCAATGAGCAACTGGGCAGAAGGTGTTCCCTCGACATTAGATAGTTTCAATGAAACGTTAGCCAAATCCCATGATACTACAATACCTTTGAATGAGGCATTAGCTAGTGAATTGCCTTGATATACAACCTCGTCTTTAACATAATTGGTTGTAATAGAACTTTCAGACATTGTTAGTGTAGTTAGCTGAGAGAACACTAGATTAGATGATGTATTTTCTGTACCATATAATAGTGGATCTTCGATCAAGCAAACTTGTCTAAAGTCATTTTCGATGTCTAGAATATCGCCTTCGGTATCATTGATAGTGGCATTGATCATTAGATAGGCGCCACCTAATTCAGTTAGAGCGTCTGAGCCATGACCACCAGGCGGTGCGACATATGCTCTCATTGAAGCACCATTGCCTCTGGTGCTGATAACACTAACATTAGCCCAAGTGTAACCTGCACCTTTATTATCAACCACAATAGAAGTAATTCTATCTGTAAAAGTATTTCTTACAGCATATGCGTTGGCATACTGACCGTCACCTGTAATTCTAATGGTGATATTGTTTGATGTATAACCAGAACCCATGCTGGTCACACCGATATAGTGAATAGCACCGGGGATAGCCGTATCTTGTACCTGCCACTGTAGGGTGTTATCGTCAGTGGTCAGTGTCTTAACAGGGAAGAAATCCTCTGTGGTAAATCTGATTTGTTCTTCTGAGTTTAGTGTGTATAGGTATTTCCAGATATACTTATCGGATGTTTGGAAGTTACCATATGGGTTAGTAGAACGTGGCTTATCGATTGAATATGTAACGTTAGCGCCGCCTGCCCAGTTATTACCAAGGCATTTATAAACGTTGAACTCGTCTGTAATTACATAGAATTTATTGTTGGCATCTTTAAGTGTTAGTGAGTCCCAATCATTGTCATATGCATTATATACAGTATTGGCTGTCCAGTCATGTCTTGGAATGACATGTCGAATATCGTTACCAACAACTCTCTTACCACCAATCATACTCTTCCAAATATCATACCATGCCGATACAGAACTTTTAGCCTGTATTGGAGCAGCATCATTTGGCCATGGTTCGGTACGACCAAAAGTTAAATATACGTTCGAACTTGATGGTTCAGAAACGGATTCTTTAAACTGCTTGGCATTGAAAATTTGAAGATATTTAGAATGTATTGCTGTCATAGTAACTCTCTATTATACCCTTTATTTATATGCCAAATCTACCACGATATTTTGTGTAGTTTTGTTGAATGTCGCTATTGGAGAATAGTCTATCATATAGTTGAGAGATAGCAATTCTTCCGTAATATGTGTTTGGTGTGATACCGCCTCTGATACCAATGTATAGTGGCTCTCTTGAATCTGGGAAGCCGTCTGCTCCACCTGGTGACATACTGATCATCTGACCATTTAGATATAGACGAATGTTACCACCGTCGTATGTAAATGCACCTTGATACCATGTATTTGGTTTCAAGTTAGCGGAGGTAGATAGAACGATATTGTTTGAACTATAGGTACTGATAATAACCCCTAGATTATTACCATACTGGTACATTTCAAAGCCACGAGTAAAGAATGGATCGTTCTTTGAAATAAGTGTCTTATATGTATTGTTAGCATCACCTGAATCAAAGTAGGAAATGGCTGTCATGTAAAT